GAGGGCATTCTGGACCCGACACAGTGGCGGGAGGAGATCTGATCGCTGGTCTTCGCCGACAATGATTTGCTCGGCTTCTGCAATCCGGAACCGACGCAGGGCAACTCGGTCGGCATCATCAAGGACGAGACCACGCCTTGGGGCGCTGCCGGCGTCCAGGCCGCCTGGCGCTCCGAAGGCACACAGATGATCGCGACCAAGGCGGCGATCACGCCGACCCTGATGACCTTGCACGAGCTCTATGCGTTCGTGCTGGCGACTCAGGAGGTGCTCGACGACGCGCCGCGGCTGCAGAACCGCATCACGACGCAGGCCGCCAACGCCATCCGCTGGAAGGCGTCGGAAGCCGCTGCATTCGGCGATGGCAACGGCAAGCCGCTCGGCTTCATGAACTCGAAGGCGCTGGTGACCATCGCGGCCGAGAGCGGGCAGGCGAGCGGCACGATCAACGTGCCGAACGTGCTGAAGATGTATTCGCGTCTGCTGCGCACGGGCGGCCGGCCGGTGTGGCTTGCGAATGCCGACACCCTGCCGCAGCTCGGCCAGCTCGCGATCGGCAACGTGCCGGCCTGGCTGCCTCTCAATCAGCCCCTCGCCGGGGCTCCCGATGGGGGCGTGTTCCTTGGCCGTCCGCTGATGTTCAACGAGCACTGCCAGACGCTCGGCACCGCTCGGCGACATCGTCGTTGCCGATCTCTCCGGATACGCGCTTGCAACCAAGACTGGCGGCGGCATCGACTTCGCCGCCTCGATTCATCTGTTCTTCGACCAGAACCTGACGGCCTTCCGCTGGATCTTCCGGATTGGCGGCCAGCCCTATCTGTCCGCGCCCGTCTCGCCAGCCAAGGGCAGCAACACCAAGTCGCACTTCGTCGCCCTCGCCAACCGCTAAGGCTCGCGCATCAGCGAAGTCGGAAAGGCCGGGAGCTTCTCCCGGCCTTTTTAATGAAGGCGCTGTTTCCCGCGCCTCGCAAGCGCAACATCAGGAGCACTCCGCATGTCCGGACCCGCAATGAGGCCGTCGCAGCGCGTCGGCATCGTCGGCGCAATCAGCCCGCAGTCGAGCAGCGCCACGGTCACCACGCCATGGATCGACGCGACCACCTTTCACAACTACATGGCCGTGCTGAAGACCGGCGTGCTCGGCGCCTCGGCCACCGTCGACGCCAAGCTGCAGCAGGCGACCGACAACACCGGCACCGGCGCCAAGGATATCACCGGCAAGGCGATCACCCAGCTGGTGAAGGCCTCCAACGACAACGACCAGGTCACGATCGATCTGAAGCAGGAGGACACCGACTTCAACAACGGCTTCAAGTGGTTTCGGCTGTCCGTCACGGTCGGCACCGCGGCCTCGCTGGTCGATGCAACGATCATGGGCTTCGATGCGCGCTACGGCTTCGCGACCGACAACGACGCCGCGACCGTCGTCCAGAACGACTGATCCATCGGCCAAGCGCACCGGCAGTGATGCCGGTGCGCGCCACCTTGCGCAAAGGCGACCACATGCTCCGCATCGTCACGCCGCCCGCCGGTTATCCGGTCACGCTCGATGAGGCCAAGGCGCAGCTGCGCATCTCGGACTCGAGCAACGATGTGATCATCCAGGGATTGATCGCGGCCGCGACCAAGTTCTGCCAATCGCTGGTACAGCGGGTCTTCGTGGCGCAGACGCTGGAATGGGTGCTGCCGTGCTGGCGCGAGGTCCTGGCGTTGCCGATCGCGCCGGTGACATCAGACCAGGTCGCGTGGATCAAATATGTCGACTGGTCGTCGCAGGCGCAGCAGACGCTCGATCCCGCGGCCTACGTGGTGCAGCCGGTGAACGGCAGCATCCGCATTGTCCCGGCCTTCGGAAAATTCTGGCCGCTGGTCTTCGCGCGCTCCAGTGAGCCGGTCGTGATCCGGTTCGATGCCGGCTATGAGGATTCCGCTGACCTGCCGGATAACGTCAAGCCGGCCATCCTGCTGATGCTGCGCCACCTCTACACGATGGGCGAGACCAGCCTGACCGTGATGAGTGAGACCGTCTATGGCGTCGGTCAGACGCAGTACGCGGTGCCAGCCAACCTGCAGACCCTGATCCCGACCGCCGTGCGGGACCTCATGCTGGATGAGATCTGGTGATGGGCGTCACGCTCGTAAAGTTGCTGCCGCGTCCGGCCCTGCATGTCTGGATCCGGGACAATGCCGCCGAGGTTGAGGACTATGTGGCGGACTGGACTGCTCGGCTGCCGGCCGGCGACACGGTCGCGTCCTCGGCTTTTGAGCTGCCGAAAAGCGATCTCCTCGCGATCAACGCCAGCAACACGCTGCAGCTCGCGATCGTTCGGATCTCCGGCGGCACCGCTGACCAAGCCTACGAAATTGTCAATCGCATCACAACCAAGGCCGGTCGCCAGCTGCAGCAGGTCATCCGGCTGCGCGTGAAGGGGTAGGGATGCGGTGGATCGCCTCACGGCGCTGGTCGCAATCGCGCATCTGAAGCTGCGGCTGGAGATGATCCAGCGCAATCCGGAACTATTGGAGGATCTCGACATGATCGACATCAAGCGGCCGATCGAGCTGGCCGGCATGGCCGCGCGGCTCAAGCGAGCCGAGAGGCTGGAGCGGGATATCGCCGTCACCGGCAAGCGGTACGATGACGTGCTCGACGCGATCGACGAAAAGCATGTGGCCTTGAAGGGCCATGTCGGTTCGCTCGAGACGACCGCGACGCAGCTCGACCATGTCATCGGGCTGATGGTCGCCGGGATCAACGGCGCCCCAAACGATGGCGAGGAATCGTCGACCGGCTCGATCGCGCCGGGCGACGTCGCCGAGGTTGGGCAGGTTATCACGAGTAAGACGGAATGACGCCGGCGCAGGCTCTCGACATGTATCGGCGGCAGATGTCGAAGCACGGCGAGGACATCACCGTGCGTCGGCGGACCAATGGCACGGTCACGGCGGAGGTCACCACGCGGGCGCGTGTGGTGGGCTATGAGCCGCGCGAGATCGTCGGCGCGATCATCGCCGGAGACCGCAAGGTGATCGCGCTGGTCGATAGCCTATCCTCGCTGCTGCCTGTCTCGACGCTGGACAAGATCGTGGTGCGCGGGCGCGAATGCGCCATCAAGGCGGTTGATGACAACACCCGCCGCGTCGCCGGAACGTTGATCGCGCTCGAGCTGCAGGTCGCGGGCTGATGCTGTCAGGCTCCATCGATCCGATCGGCCTGGACATCGATGTCCTGATCGAGCAGGAGTTCTCGCCGGCGGCGCGCTCGCAGGCACTGGCCACGTTTGCGCGCGAGCAGCTCGCCGAGGCGCAGGCGACGAACCAGGCCGCGCTCGGCCAGGTTCCGGAACATAGGACGACGGTCGACGGCCGGGCAGGTGCCAGCGAGGACCAGGTCCGGCCCGATGGCATGATCGCCTATGAGTTCGAGCTGATCGGCGACGCGTTGTCTTTCATTACCGAGCGGCTTCGCGAAGTCGCTCCGGTCCGCACCGGACGTTTCCGAGACTCGATCGAGCTGTTCGCGGATGGTGCGCTGGTCGATGCGGCTGCCGCGATCCCGCCGGCGCGGGAATATGTGTTCCTGTCTCCGCTGCCCTATTCGCGCAAGCTCGAGGGCTCGGCCGGTCGGCCGCCGATCTCGCGCCAGGCGCCGCATGGCGTGTTCGAGGCCACGGCAGTGCTTGCGGGCCAGCGCTTCGGCAACCAGGCGCTGATCCGCTTCTCGTTTCGTGCGCCGCTCGGCGGCGAGATCCTTGGCGGCATGAGTCTTGGCGGCAAGGCCGGCGGCGCGTCGGACGGCCGTGTGCCGGCGATCGTCGTTACTTTGAGGGATTGAAGCAATGGCGCGGCAGGCGGTCATTGACGCGGTCACGGCGCGGCTCAAAGCAATCTTTTCAGCCTGTCCGGTGCTCGACCAGGACACCACGCCGGCGACGCCGGCGGACGGCTCGACCTTTCTGACCCTGCAGTTTCCGGTCGCGTATGAGGAGCAGATCACGATCGGCGCGCCAGGCCACAACGTCTGGCGCGAGAGCGGCGCCTTCCGCCTGGTGATTTCGGTTCGCACCGGCGATCCCTTGGCGCAGGCGAACACGTGGCTCGACCAGGCGCGCGCGCTGTTTCGCGGTCAGCAGTTTTCCGGGGTCACCACCTATGCGCCGAGCCCAGGCGTGCAGGGCGACCCGCAATTCATTGGCGGCACGCGTGTCGAGCTGTCCTCCGCCGTGCCCTATCACACAGACTTCATCGCCTAACCCTCGCAACCGGGAGCCAAGATCCATGGCCTTGCAATCGACCAACCGCGTCAAGATTTCGAAGGTGCGGGAGACGAGCTTCGGCGTCACGCCGACCAATCTCGCCTTCAAGGCGATCCGCGAGACCTCATCGTCGCTGGCGGCCAATCCGAAAACGGTCACCACCTCTGAGATCCGCAGCGATCGCCAGGTGACCGACCTGATCCTGGTCGATCAGGATGCCGGGGGCGACGTCGGCGGCGAGGTCGCCTTCGGCGTGGCGGATGACGATATCGAGGAAGCGCTGCAGGGCACCTGGTCGACCAATCCAGCGATTGTGGTTGCGACCTTGGACACCGAGATCAGTGATCTCTCGGGCACCGTGGCAACCGTCGCCGCCGGCGGCGCGGCGTTCGTCGTGGGCATGCTGACCTTGCTGGCGGGGTTTCCGACTGTGGCCAACAACAAGCTCGCGCGCGTCAGCTCCTCGACGGGCACCACCATCACCTATCCGGCGGCGACCTTTACAGCGGAGACCGCGCCGATTCCGGTTGGCGCGGCCATCCGCACTGTCGGCTTCGAGGGCGTGAGCGGCGATCTTGCGGCCGTCACGGCGGGCGGCAATGGCCTAACGTCGACCACCTTGGATTTCACCACGTTCGGGCTCGCCGTCGGCCGCTGGATCAAGCTGGGCGACGGCGACAATGCCAGTCACAGCTTTGCGACGACGGCCTGCAACGGCTTCTGCCGGATCTCGGCGATATCAGCGCACAAGCTGTCCTTCGACGTGGTGCCGGCGGGATGGGTCGCGGACACCGGCGCCGCCGTCGCGGTGCGCGCCTTCATCGGCGATGCTGTTGTCAATGGCTCGAACCTGCGCACCTCGACGATCGAGCGTCAGTATCTCGACCATCAGCCGGTCGACTACGAATATTTCACAGGGCAGGCGCTCAACGTGCTGGCCATCGACGCCAAGCAGGCTGCAATCGCGACCTACACCAAGACTTACCTCGGCAAAACCGCCAGCATCACCTCGGCGCGCGCCGCGGGCGCAAGCGACGTTGCTGCGCCGACCTATGGCGTGCTCAACACGTCGTCGAATGTCGGCCGCATCGGCTTCAACGGATCTGCTATCACCGGGCCGAACTTCGTCATGTCGGCGTCGTTCAACATCAACAACAATCTGCGCGCCCAGAAGGCGATCGGTGCGCTGGGTGCGATCGGCGTCGGCAACGGCGAGTTCACAGTGACGGGCAAGCTGCAGACCTATTTCGGCGACGCCTCGGTCTACAACCAGATCCTGAACAACACGCTGACGTCCTTCGACATGCGGCTCGGCCGCAGCGACGGTAACCGCGAGACGCTGCTGTTCGATTTCCCGGCCATCAAGCTGTCGTCGGGCTCGCCGGCAGTCTCCGGCAAGAACCAGGACGTGATGATCGATGCCGGCTTCCAGGCCGTCATGCACGCCACGCTCGGTTATACGATGAGCGTGGGCAGGTTCTGGTACCTGCCCACCTCATAGAGTCACTGATCGACGCTTTGGGCAATCAGGCTTCCTAGAAAATGTGAGACTAGGAGGGCTGCCAGCATTACGTTGAGAACACCGATCGCAATCAGGCCGAACTGGACAAGTCGATTAATCATCGCATTCTCCCGATGGCAACCTTGGTTGGTCGTTACAGCTCACAACCGGATTTGCGCCCCTTGGTCTGCGATGCGCAGTGCGGCCCTCTCTTCCGAGAGCCGTATGTCTATGAAGTCGCGTTCAATGTCCGTGAGATGTGTGTCAAGCAGCCGCTCGTACCGCTTGATGTTGTTCCGGTGAGCTTGGCAAAGCGCGTACTCAACAATCGCCATCTTGAGCCATCCCGCTGTTCGTTTACTCGCACTGTTTGGGTGTGTTCTTCAGAGCCGAGCTAAGAGGGCCGTTTTCGGCGAAGATCAGATTGGCCGTCCGAGCTCACGATAGCATGCATGAGCTGACTACGCGCGTCTGCCCCGAAGGGAGCATAACCTCATGCGCAGCCGTGTTTAATTGTATTTTATCAAGCTCGGAGCAGCAAACGACAACTACTGCGAAATCCAGAGTGCTTAAGCTCGCTGAGCTACCGCATCCGTAAGCGCCTTGTCGCTCAGTGGGGCTGTCCGCGCAGCTTCCTGATCAGTTCGCGCAGGCTCTCCACGTAATCGGAGATGATCCGACGCCGCTCGTCGCTCCGGTTTGATGGCTGCTCGCCTTCCTTCGCGGCAGCCGGATTGTCGCGCGGCTCGCTCATGGCTCGTCAATCGTCAATACAGGCGTCATCCAGGCCTTGACATGGGTCAAGGGTTCCAAACGAGGCTCAAAATGAAACTCTCCGCCATCAAGGTCAATTCGGCGCTTGCCGAGCAGGGCAGCTGGGTCGACAGCATTCCGGATCTGCCGGGCATCCGCATCAAGGCGCGCGGCGCCAACAATTCGGATTATCGCGTGCTCGAGGCCAAGCTGGTCCGTGAGATCCCGCGGGCTGATCGCCTGGAAGGCCTGAAGCCGGCCGACCAGGACCGCATCATGGGCACGCTGCTGCTCGAGACCGTGGTGATCGACGTCGAGGGTCTCACCGAAGACGACGGCAAGACGCCAGTCACGTACACTCGCGAGCTGGGGCAGCAGCTATTGCTCGATCAGGACTATCGGGTGTTCCGCGCCGGGGCGGCCTATGCCGGCGCCATCGTCATGGACCGCCGTGAGGCCGACCAGGGGATCGAGACAAAAAACTAACCGACGTCCTGATCTGGCAGCTGGATTGGGGCGACAAGATCGACGGCATCGTCGCCGCGGCCACGACCGCCGGCATTCCCCTGGCGACCTTGCCGTGCGTTGCAGACCGCGTCGAGCTGCCGTCCCATCTCAGTTTCGAGGCGCTCGCGTTTCGCGAGCTTTCGACAGATCGTCCGGCGGCCTTTCGATCGCGGCGCCATTCCCTGGCGCTCGATCGACGCCTACGCCGCGCGCTATGGCCTGGTCGGTGACGACTTCGACCGCTTCGCCCGCGTAATCCGCGCGATGGACGCGGCCTATCTCGATTATTTCCGCAAACCGCTGGGCTCTTGACCATGCCGTCGCTCGACGTCATTCGCAACGTCACCATCCGCGGCCAGGCAGACGGCGTCGACCAGGCGACGGCGGCGCTGCAGAAGCTGACTGACCAGATCCAGGCCTGCAACGACAACCTCAGCCGCAGCAAGGCGGTTGCGCAGGACAACCGCGACGGCTGGTCGATCACGGGCGAGGGCGCGCTGACGCTGGCCAACCACGTTCGCCAGGCGGCCGAGGCGGCCTATGTGTTCTCGCCGGCCTTCCGCGGGGTTGTCAATGAGATGGCGGTGCCGGCGATCGCTGCCGCAGGAACGGCGATCACTGGCGTCGCCACCGGCCTGGTGACCGCCACCAACGTGGCCGGCACCGGCCTGATTACAGTCGCGGCCGCGGCCGAGCGCGCCAGTCCCGGCCTGATCGGCGTCGGCACCAGCATCCGCAGCGCAGGGATCGCGATGGAGGCGTTCTCGCCGTCCGTCGCCGGCGCCAGCTCGGCAGTGCTCGGCTTCGCCGGCACCATGGTCTCGCGTTTCCTGCCGTTGGTCGGCCAGATCGTGCTGGTCTATGACGCGATCAATCTGCTCGGCCAGGCCTGGACGCTCGGCAACGCGAAGCTGGCCGAATATGTCGAGCTGTCGCAGAAGGCCTCATCCACCGGCCTGACGGCGGAATTCTTTCAGCGGCTGCAGAAGGCGGCGGCGGATGCGCGCGCGCCGATCGCCGATATTGCCGCCACGATGAAGGCCTTGAACGACGCGACGGGGCCGCAGCTCGGCGGCACCTCGGCGCAGCAGCGTCTCGAGGAGCTGGCGAAGGCCGGTAACTTCAAAGGCAACACCGGCATCTCCCAGCTCGCCAATGCCGACGGTACGGAACAGAAGTTGCGGGCTGTCGCCAGCCTGATCGACCAGGCCGTGGACAAGGGGCAGCGGCTCGCCGCGCTTGCCGTGGCGAAGTCGTTCTTGGGATCCGAGGTCGCCGACAATCTGGCGAAGGATTCCGACTATCTCGACCGCATGATCGCCTCGGCCGATGCCATCCGCGCCAAGGATCTTGTGTCGCAGGCCTCGATCGACAATGCCGTGGCCTTGCAGGCGCGCCTCGAGGCTGCCGAGCAGATCCTGTCGCAGCGGTGGCATCCCGTCCAGGACCTGCTGGTTCAGCTCGGCATCAAGATGAAGGAGACCTGGGTCGATATCGTCGAGGCGATCGCGACCGCTGTCGACTTCGTGTTCAAGCTCGGCGAGCG